TTGGCATTGAAAAATGGATTGCGAGACATAGACCTCTGAAGCGCTGCATAAAAGCCACGCTGCGCCACATTCATTGTGCGAGGATCACCAAATTGCTCAGAGATAAGGCGCGTCTCAGTTATCTCTGGCTCTTGCACCCTCTCAATGCCAGCAGCAAGTGACGACACTGTGGGCAGTGTGGATATCCCGGCCTCAGTGGCTCTTTGAAAACCCATTTCAAGAAGACGAACCCCCCTGTTTTCGACATCAGGGCCGGTCAAAACGCTAGCCAGCTCTGATGCGCCCTGCAAAAATGGCATTTCTAACGCATACTCAAATGCAGCAAGGCCGCCGTGGGCGAATAGGTCAGCGACTTCATTAGGATTGTCAGTGTATTGAGAGTAATATGCTACGTCAGCCGACATCGCCAAAATTCCAGACAGCGGATCAAACCGAGAATAGGTGTAACTGTCATACAAGCCGGATCCATCGCCGCGCTTGATGCTAATGCTAAATGGATAAATGCCAAGCCTCATGCGCGCTTGCTCTGCTTGAGGGTCATTTAGCGGACTTCCGGTGATGATGACATCGTTTTCAGGCGTATTGTGTCCCACAGAATACATCGCAAACAGAGACATCACACCAGTGCCTGTGGCAAATCTACCAAATGCAAGGTCTGCCTCACGGCCACCTTTCTTCATTGCCGTATAGAAAACGTGGCCCATTGCAAATGGTGAACGCTTGAATGTTTCCTTAACTACGTTTGTCGGCGTCTTGTAAAATGGAATGGCCAACAACTTTGTTTCCGGGCGCGACATAAGGGGCGCAATCTGTGAGCCAACCTTGCCCATCTCAGCCTGAAAAGTAGCTTCTTTCGCAATGTCGCTTGCGTCCTTGCGCATTGGCTTGGGCGGGTTTTCTATGGTGTGAGCATACGCCTCGCCCATCTCGCGCTTGGCAACATCTGCTGGTTTGCCGTTTTCAATAGCCACATCATAAGCGGATAGGGCGCGATGATACGCCTGCTTTTTAATTTCAGCCTGATATTGAATGGCCTTAAAAAACTCATCTTCCGCAGTCAGGAACCGCATCGACATTCTGTTGTAAATGCCAAACGTGTTAACAAAGGCAGCGCCCATATCACCGCGCTTATACATTTCCAGCACTTGGCCAAAGTCATCAGTAGTGCCGATTGCGCGCCGGTTTCTGGTGTCCAGCTTTGAGCCATCAGACAGCGGTTCACCGCGCTTAAAAGATTTGGCCGACACAATGGCCGCGTCAGTAAAGCCAGCGAATAAAGCATTAAGCTGAACCAATGCATCACGATAATAGACGCGGTCTTTGTTGCCGGTGACGGCAGAACGCGCCAGACCAAATGTTGCGGCGGTGGCCTCTTCTGCCGCGCGCAATATAGAAAAGCTAGCGTTGCCGCCCATATTGACCATATGCGTGACCGGCGACGACAGAATTGAATTGATGAAGCTCTCGGCCAGAAAGTCCACGCCCCTATCATATATTGTGCGGTTCATAAACTTGGCCTTGCCCGGCCCCTCTGGGATAGCAAGATACGCCTCAAAGAACCGCTCATAATTATCGAGATCTTGGTTGGCAAACAAAGCATCAAGCTCTTCGCCGCGCGTGGTCATGATGCCAGTGCGCTGTGCCTCACGCATAGCAAACACAGAGCGCGCAGACTCGGATACCTCGCCAGAAATGTTGGCATACAGCGTGACCTCGGCCCTTGCCGCATTGTGTGCCATCTCAAATGCCTGCTGCTTTTCGTCGCCAGCCGGCATCTTCATAGCTCTTTCTGCCAGTTGCCGCGTCCTCTTGCTCAACTCCTGCGCGCCAATCAGCCCCGCCAGAATGTCTTCGGCGCGCATAGCAGACTTTCTGCCCGGCCTGATAAACTCGCGCACAATATTATCAACGCCCTTTTCTTCTGCCATTTTCAGAAGATTTTCATAACTGATCGTGCCGCGCCGCGTAGCCTCAAACAGCTCAGCGTTGTCGTCTTTAATTTTTTGCAGGTATGCGGCCATATCAATATCTTTGGCCGCTTCCGCAATGGCTGGCAGGTTTAGACCCTTGGTGTATTTTTTGCTGACGCCCAGCGTGGTGGCAAGCTCGGCTTCTTCTTGGTCAGATGCCTTGCGGACAACAATATCCTCACCGCGTTGCTCTACCGGCTCTGCCTCATCAAGGCGTGGAGTGGCGCGCTTTTCGGCCTCCTCGATGCGCTTTCCTACGCCACGCATAATATCAGTGAAGATATCCATTTTGCCGCCGGCCACTTCAACTGGCTCTCGGCTAATGATTGTCTGCGGCTCATCAACAAGGGCAGGGTCAGGCGCACCCGCCTCAACTGGCAGGTCTTGGACGGCGTCACTCTCTACATACTTGACCTCTTGAAGATCGCGCTGGATGCCCTCTTCCTCCAGCATCGCCTCAAGATTGATTGGTTTGCGCGCCATCAAACTATCCCTTTGCAGTGCTATCCTCTAGCGGGGTTGGAACCTTATTAAGACCCCGCAGGGCTTGGTAAAAGCGCACCTTCTGGGGTGGCGTTTTCATACTTTCGCGCTGCTGCGTCGAGGTTGTCTCTGTTGACTTCTGCTCTTTCATACCACGGGACATCCGCTCTCTCCGTTACCTTAAATCCTTTTGGCACAATACCAGATGCTGGCTTTTTCACAAAAGCCAGAAACTCTTTGGCCCTTTCTGGCGTCATGTAGGCAAATGATCCATCTGATAGTGGATACCGCTGGACTGGTCCTGATGCGCCGCGAATATACCTAAACCCTGACGCGAACTCATCTGTCTTGCCTTCTGTTACGCCCTCACCAATCGGGCTGCGCTTGCTAACCGCTCTAAGGGTTGAGTGGCTAACAACTTGCTCACCCTCAATGACCCAGCTTTCCCAATGAAACCTGCCAAGACTTGCGTCCTGTGGGCGGCCAATCATCTCATACGCCTGCTGAATATTTGGGCGCATCGCATCTTCAAGCGCCTCGGTGACAAGCAGCCCGCGCGGCCCTTTGAATATTCCATTCAAACCTTCGCCGCTCTTGCCGATACCATCGTAGATGTTTTTGCCGCCAAAGCGGCCATCATCCCAAAGGTGCCGCCCTTGGATGCGATCCATCACAAGAACATCATCACGCCCAGCGACCAGCAGAATAAAGCTGACAACCTTGTTATCGATGCCAGCCGCCTCAGTCAGTGTCATGAATTGACGCCTGATCTCTTTTGCCGGCACGCTTGGATCTGCCACCATATCGTGAATGATTTGCAGCACGGTCTGGTTTGAGCCTTCAGGCTTCTTGCCAAGCTCAAACAGCAGTTTGCCGGCGGCATTCACATTCATAGTCACCTGCTTGCCGGGCGATCCCTCTGGCAGTGACTTTTTCATGTTGTCAATCCAATTGGCCATATCGGCCTCATCAAATGTGCCAGCAGCCACCTTTTCAATCATTGGCGCGGCGTCTTCCATAATGTCAATAAACGCCGCCTCTTGTTGCACCGGCCCAGCACCGCGTGACAAGATGCCCCAAACAAAAAGATCAGCCGTCATCTCTGGCGCAGCTTCGCCAGCCTCATATATGTTTCTAATGTCAGATACATATTGGAAGCCTTCATCCACACCGGCTTTCAATTCTGGTGTTAGGTTGCGCAGCTTTTCTGCAATAGCATCTGGAGATCTGCCATATTCAAGCGCCACCATTGGTGGATGCGGCAAGTATTCACCGCCCATTGTCTCTTGTGCAAATTTCTTCCAGCCATCAACGGTCTTGGCAGCATCTGGGTTGTTAGCAAGTGCCGCATCAATGTTTGCAAGAACAGAAGCCTCTTTGCCTTTAGTAAACTTTTGCACAACAGGCGTCATAGCTTTGTCGCCTGTGCCTTGGATCAAAAGCTCTGCTGGTGTTTTGTGAGCGCGCGCTATTTCTGGGGCAAGAGTAATCTCAGCCGCAGGTTCTTTGCCCATCAGCTTCTGGCCAGCCACAATGGCCTCATCAATCATCGGCATAGGATCCACACCCATACCCAGCGTGACGCTAGTGTCGGCCTCTCGCGCCGCCACACGAGCCGGGGCGTCCTTAACAAATTGCGTGGCTGCGCCAGTTGCTGCCTTGCCAGCTTTTCCAAGGCCAACAAATGTTCCAACAGTCTGCGCTTGCTCGTATGCCTCACGCATCCCCGGCGACATTGCTTCGACTGGGATGACGCTGTTGATGTAATTTAGCGCAGCCTCTGACCCGGCTGTCTGCGAGATGGTGTCAACAGCATTAACAAACGCATCAATCCTGCCCTCGCCCTCATCAGGGAAAGCCGCCTTATATGCGCCGCCAAGCAAGGCCGCAAAGTCGCCGGGCAAACCAACAGCGCCAGCAACAGCGCCGGTGGCTAGGCCGGCTGTTGCAGTGCCAATCTCAGAAGCCGCCTCGCCCATAGTCATATCGCGTCGCTCGGCTTGGCGCATAGGCGCGCGCAGTGGCGCTTCAGTGGGGCTGACAGCAATGCCAGCCGGCACAGTCATACGGCCACGCAGCTCTGGATCGCCGGCAAGCGCCTCGCCTGCTTTGACAATTAATCTGGATATACCTTTCTCGTCTTCTGCATATTCCCGCCTCATGCCTGTGCCGGTAGAAGCAATTAGCATCTCAAGCTCTTGCTCAATCATTGCCCTGCCCCCATTGTTTGCAGCTTTCTAAGATCTTTCAGAACATCCATAAGTTGGAGGCGTCGTTGATCATTTAGGCCCGTCTGACTACTAAAAAAGCCACCCGGCTCATATGGAACATTCAAGAGGCGCTCTGCTTCTTCTATTTTTATATCGATGTTTGTGATTGCCTTGACGGTTGGGAACAGCTCAAGCCTCGCATTGATATCCGTCTCAAGCTCGTCACGCGCTCGACTTGTAGACCTTGCTTGGGCCTCTCTTTCAACAATCTTGTTGGCATACTCAAGAGCATCAAAATTTGGATCAGCATCCATCAACATATCAATATCATCCAAATGTTGATTGAGCTTTTCCATTCTTACAATTTCATCGCCCTTTAACTGGCGACTAGTCATGATCCTTTCAGGGTTGCCGTAAGCACGCGACAACATACTTGACGCGCGCCTGTAGCGCTCATCCTTACGATTTTTGATTTTTGAAAAATACTTATCACCAGTATTTGATGTGAGCCGCCTATCCGCGATAGCCACTAAAACATCTTCAGTCGTAAGGCTTCCGTTTGCTGCCATCACATTAAAATTGCTCATAGTGTCAGCATCATCAATCCCGCCTTGCGTGTAGCGGATTGATATCATTTGCTCATGTAGTGTCGGATTAAGCAGCGACATTTCCGCAAGCTCTGTTGACACGTCTGCGCCGGAACGCAAGCCACTGTAGATAATTGGTATCAATTCTTCTTCACGCTCTTTTTCCCTAAGCTCGGCAATGCGCTCTTCACTAGCAACCAAAGCATTTTGATCTTTAATTTCATCTCTTATTTGCTTGTGAATTGCGTCTTTCTGCGCGTCATCCAAGCCATTCCATAGCCGTGCAATTTGAGGATCCCCAATATTTCCAGTCCTAAATTCCTTCATTCTTGTTCTGGGGTTTTTAATGCCATACGACACAACAGCGCCGGTTATGGCTTTTGACACAGCGCTGTTGAAATCTTTTAATTTTGACGACAAGACATTAGGGTCAAGATCTTCTGCTTTTGAAAACAGTTTCTCTTTTTGAAAATCCAACTTTTGTTGCACGGTGACCGTCACGCCGGTTGCGCCGATATAATCGCCCCTACTAACAATATCTGGAATTTCATTGAGCAGCACATCAATACCGCGAATGGCGTCGCGCTCTCTTTTCTCCGCTGCTTGCTCGGCCATATTATTGGCGTGTGCCACTGCGGCAGAGTTGCCAGCGGCAGCGATGCCAGCCCTAAAATTACTGGATGCAGCCGGGCTGATGTCATACACAGCAGCGGCATATCCATTGATCACGCCATCAATCTTGTTCTGCAAGTCAGCCACAGGCATGTTCTGTGACGCCGCTGTCAGACGCAGATTTGCGATCTCCTCGCGCGCAGATGTGTCCAGATCATTGGCAATGACCCGCAGCGCCGCCTCACGCGCCGCCCGGTCATAGACAGTGCCAGTGCCGCCCGGCACAAGCTCTTCCCTGCTTGCCGGCGTCGCCGCTTGCTGCAACTGCTCAATGCTAGGCGCGTTAGTCGCGCCGTACTCAGCGCCCTCAATCTTGGCCTGTATCTCTGCCTCGCGGAACGCAACGCTGGCCATACGGTCAAGCTGCTGCCCGATGGTCTGCGCCACACGCGCCTGTGCGCGTGCCGTGCCGGCGTAGTCTACCGTCGGCAGACTGGGGATCTGCGCGCCTAGTGGGCGATATCTAGGTAACCGTGCCACTTGGGCCTCCTATGCTTTGCTGCATCTGCAAGCCATAGCCCAAGCTGCCGATGGCGCTAGCAAAGCCAGCCTGCTGTGCGGCGACCGCCTGCGTCGCGTATTGCTGTTCCTGCATCCTGCCGCCGGCCAGCGCGATGATCTCGCCCTCTTGCAGCGTGTAAAGCTCCTGCGCGCCCTTCGATATGGCGTAGTCGCGCAGCGCCTTGGCAGATCCACTGAAGGGATCCACGCCACCCATAGCCGCCTTGGCGGTGATTGTTGCCGATGTCTGAAGAATGTTGTCCAGAACAGCAACAGCGTTCTGCTTGTATTTCAGGCTTTCCTGTTTTGCTTGCAGCCGGGAGTAAGCACCCTGCGCGGCAAGGCCACGCGCCTGCGTACCAGCCGCCTGTATTGACATGAAAGCTGACGCCGCCATCAGCGGCATTGCTGCACCTGCACCCATCTTATTGCCCCGCGCTCACTTTGTAATCGATACCCAGAAGCGTCATCTTCAGCGGCACAGTCTGGCCGATGGTGATCTGCCCGTCATAAGTATAACCTAAAATACCGTGCAGCGTCTTGATGCCGGTAAATTCTTCAACCGAGCTGTCCAGAACGCCGCCACCAAAATTCCTGAACGGCACCAGCTTGCCATTGATCGTCAGTGCCTGCGTCTCGAACAGCTCGGCGTTCACCTCAAAGATCCGCTTCTTAAAGCCCTTCAGGGAGCCGCTGGGCAGGTTTGGCTCGACCGGCAGTGTCTTTACCTCCGGCGTGAAGTTGAGGCCAACCTGATGGCTGCTAGTGGCCGCAGTGGCGAATGTAACAGTGTAGGGCGACGCCGGCACAGTCTGATCAGGCTCAACAATCCCGTCGCGGATGATCTTGACTGTCTCAGCCTCCAGATGATCCATAGTGACCGAGCTGGCAGCGCCGCCGGTCTTGGCGCTGTCCAGCAACACGTCGGCGTCGAACAGCTCGACATAGTAAACATCCGAGCCGTTGATGGTGCGCTTGACCACTACATAGATATCATCAACATCAACGCCGATGTTGACGAACTCGCCGTCGGTTGTCCACTCGGATGGCGCGATCACGTTCTGGCTGCGCAGCAGCGTGTAGCAGGCAATGCTGCCATCGTCGCCATTGACGATCATCAGGCGGTCGCCCTCGTCTGTGGACGTGGCGACGCGCACTCCCATCTCCTCTGGCGACTTCAGCAGGTGAGACGACAGCAGTGAGATCTTGGATGACGTGTAGGCTTGCACGCTGTCACTGAAGACGAATTCTTGCAGCGCCTTGCCCTGCCGCTGGATGAACAGCGTGGATCCATCCACGTTTTGCAAGCGAATGCCCGGCTTCATGCCGAATGCGGTCTGCTGCTTCACGATCAGATTGCTGGGTGTGATCGGCTCATCCAGCGTCTGCGGCACAAAGAATTCTGCGCCAGTCGTGAAGACTTGCAAATTGCGGCCAGAGAAAATATCGACAATCGCATTGAATGTGCCGGTGTCCAGCGTCGCCTCGACGCCGTCATCGGCCAGAGCCTCGCCCGGATTAAAATTGAAAAAGTCGGAGACGCGGGATCCGAACAGTGTCGATGGCCGGCTCTTGGTGCCGCCAAAGAACAGGCGGCCCTCGTGGAACGTCACGCTGCGCGGGTAACCGCGCGTTGCCGACCAGACCTCCTCGTAGCCGTGTTCGCTGTTCCAGTCGCCGGCGACGATGGCGCTGGTGTCAAAGAATGGGATATCGACGTAAGCCTTCATCACCGTGGCGCTGACAAACTCAACGTAGCGCGCCCGGCCAAAGCCCGTCGCCACCGTTGCGTATTCGCCGACAGCGGCAGAGTTGAACGCCTCAACCTTGTATTGCGATGTGGCATCGGGCGCTGTGTCCCACGCCGGGTAGACCGTCAGCACCTTGGTCGATGCAACATAGTCCTCGACGTGGCGCTTCTGCCCAGACCCTGTGCCGGCGGTAATCTCAATGAACATACCGTTGGGCTGGTCGTCCGAGGTGAAGCTGCTGGCCGCCTTCAGCGTGATAGTGTCAGCGCCGCCGGCTTGTGCTGTGCCATTGTCAGTCGTCACCGACGACGCAGTGATGGTGATGTTGCCGCTGACCGCAGACGGCGTGATCGTAAACTGTGGGCTGTGGACATCCAGCTCAAACGCATACAGCGGCACATGATCAAAAGAGATTGTGCTAGCCGTCCAGTCGCTGTCTGTAGCGCCGCGCACAATCTTGGTCGGCGGCATGTCCTCGTGGACAATGATCACAGTGTCGGCGCTTTGTACCCAATTTATCTCAGGTATTTCATCTTGACCAAACTGATAGATGTTTAAGTAAAGATTGCCAGTGCCATTAATATTTGTGATTTGCTGGCCGTTTTTATAAACGTACATCCTCGCATAATCTGGATAACCCTGCATTGGGAAGAACACCAGCATGTAGCTGTCGGTTACACTGAACTCAAAGGGTATCATCCGAACCCCATCAGCAGCAGTACTAGGCAATTCCGAAATAAACTTTGTGCCGTCCCGGCGCTTTGCACCGCCCTGCGGCTGGATGCTGACGTTGCGCGCCGTAGTCAGGCCAGACTTATACTGCGCGATATCTGTGCGCGCGCGCAGCTTCGGGTCTAGCTCACCGCTGGTGAAATCATTCTGGATCTGAATGATGCGGCTCATGCTAGTACCTTATATCGGCGATAGGAAACTCTTGGATGTTTTGCGATGGCTGGCTTGCGCCGTCGATGTTGATAGCAACGCGCATCAGGCCGCCGCGCATATTCTCGGCGGGTGAGCCGTATGCCTTGCCGTGGTAATACTCTGCCTTAGTGATCTGGTCGGTGATCGGCTCTGCAAACTCAGCGGCCAGTGCCGTCTTCAGCAGCCGCACGAAATAAGGCGGAAAGATGGCAGGCTCCGGGCGGAACTGGTAGTCGATCCAAACCTCTTCAAGGTTTGTGTAAAGGCCGCCGGCGTAGATCTCAAAGTCGCGCACCGGATTGCCGCCAACCGCGCTGGTGCTGAACACGGCGCGCGGGTTGCCGAGGATGTCGCCCGGCAGTTGATACTTATATTTCCACTCGTTAATGGGCGCATCAGCAAGGCGTGCCAGCTTTACCTTCTTCAGCGTCCAACTGAATGGATACTGCATCAGTATAGTGTCGCGCACATCATCGTAAAGACGATCCGCGACTTGAGCCTCGTCTGTGCCGGTGGCGAATGAGGAGAGCGGCGTTGCGCCAAGCATGATCAGCGCGTCGGAACAAATTGATAGTTTGGTGTCACCAGCCGCCATTGCGCACTCCAGAAAAAGGAAAGTGGGGCAGCCGAAGCTGCCCCGCTATGTTTAGTCGCCGTCCGTGTTGGCCAGCGTGGTGCCGTCGTTCACATCAACAACACCACTCGTGTTTGACAGAACGTAAACCAGCGTCGCCACTGCGGTAGAGCCAGTGGAGGTGACGCAGTAAATCAGATCGCCGACGACA